GTGAAGTAGAAGTTGAATTTAAGATCGGCCCAAATAATTTTAAAGTTTTTCGTGGAATTAAACCTACAAAATTTGAAGTCTACCAGAACGGAAAACTTTTGAATCAAGAATCGCATTCTCGTGACTATCAAAAGATACTTGAAAACAATATAATAAAACTGAATCACAAATCTTTTCATCAGGTTGTGGTTCTTGGTTCATCAAATTTTATTCCTTTCATGCAGTTGCCTTCTCATCAAAGACGCACTGTAATTGAAGATTTACTTGACATAGGAGTATTTACAACGATGAATACTTTAGTTAAGGAACGTGCTGCAAAATTAAAGCAGGAGATTTTAAAAACTCAATCTGATATTCGTATATGTGAAGAATCAATAAGACTACAAAAAAATCACATTCGACAACTTCAACAGATTGATTTGAATCAAGCGACAAAGAATCAGAAAAAGATTGAAGAGCTAAATTCTGAAAAAGAATTGTTAACAGAAAGAAACAAGGAAATACATAAAAATTATACAGAAAAAGAGCCTTACCTTTCGGGTGATATTAAAGCAGTTAGTACAAAAGAAAAAACAATTTCTTCTGAGCTTCGCGAAAGTGAATTTATTGTAAAGGGTCTAATAAAGAAAGATAAGTTTCTTGCGAGCAATGCAGTTTGTCCTACGTGTAGTCAAGCAATTGATTCAGAGTTTGCAGCGTCTGAAAGAAGTAAATTAAAAGAAGAGAGCGATAAGCATCTTAGAGAAATTAGTAAGCTAGGAGTTATTAAAAACGAATTAATACGAGAACTGAAAGAGATTAAAGAAAAACACGCATCGCTCTTAGGTACGCTTTCTGATATACGAATAAATGATTCTACAATCGCGAATATTGATACTCAAATTAAAAGACTTACATCAGTAGAAGAAACTCAGTCTATTGATACTACTAAAGCAGAAAAAGAATTAAATATTCAGAACGAAAACTTTAAAGAGCTTTCTAAAACATCAACTAGCCAAACTTCTATAAAAGCTTATATCGATGCTATCTTTGAATTGTTAAAAGACACGGGAATTAAAACAAAAGTAATACGTCAATATCTGCCTGTAATGAATAAGCTAATCAATCAGTATTTGCAGATACTTGACTTCTTTGTCTCGTTTACTCTAGATGAATCATTTAATGAAACGATTAAATCTCGCTATCGCGATGAATTTTCTTATACTTCTTTTTCAGAAGGTGAAAAACAACGTATTGATTTGGCTCTACTTTTTAGTTGGAGACAAGTAGCTAGAATGAAAAACTCTGCTAACACAAATCTACTAATGCTAGACGAAACATTTGATTCGTCACTCGATGCAGAAGGTGTAGATAATCTATTGAAAATTCTTTATACGTTAAAAAAAGACACAAACGTGTTTATTATTTCTCATAAGCAGGATATGTTAGATGGTAAATTTCCTGCAAAACTGACGTTTTCTAAACAAAATAATTTTAGTTACTGCGCAAGTAGTTGATACACAACAACATAAACTTCTGTACAAATCAACGTTACTATAGTATAATAGTAGTATGATTGATTTAGTACTGTTTATAAAACTCAGCGTACGATTCTGCGTGCTTTTTAGAAAAAGTTTTTTGAAACATTCTAAGTCTTTGTTTAATAACAATTTAAACTTGTTGACAAGTATGTCAAAATATAGTATAATATTATTATAAGATTGATTGATGACTATGATAAACTTTGAAAACCAATCCACTCTAGCGAGGCTTCTCGCTAAAGAAAATATTACTGTTACTACCGGTAATATGAAAACAGCGTACTTCGATGTTAAAAATCGTACTCTCGGACTTCCTGCTTGGAAAAATCGAGGTAAAGATGTTTATGATATGTTGACAGGACACGAAGTCGGACACGCTCTTTATACTCCTGCTGATTCTGTTGAGCAACTTAAAGAACGTTGTGGTTCAATACCATTTGACGTTTGTAATATTGTTGAGGACATTCGCATTGAACGTCTGATTCAAGAGGCATATCCTGGCTTACCACGAGTTTTTACCAAAGCTTATACAACACTTACTGAAGACGACTTTTTCGGTATCAAAGGTAAAGACGTTAATTCTCTTAAGTTTCTTGACCGACTTAATCTTCGTGGCAAAATCGGCAATCTTGCTGAGATTCCACTCAATGACGAAGAGGAGTCAATTTACAACAAATGTGTAGAGGCGGAATCATTTGATGACGTTCTTGAGATTTGTGCAGAGATCAAAGAATTTATTGAAAACAACCCTGAGCCAGAAAACTTTGAGGAAAACGAACCAAGCGACAATGACAACGCTGAGACCGACGAGACACCTGGTACACCTGACACGGAGTCTAATAACGACAACGAAGGTGATGAAAGCGACGACGGTACTGAGTCTCACAGTCAAGCGACTGATGAAACTGACGAAGAGCCTGAAGCTGATACTTCTTCTGCTGATGTCAAGTCAGAAAATGACGAGAGCGAAACATCTAATGCTGACACCGATCTTGGAGAGTCTGACAATGCTGAGCCTGAGATACCTCAAGATTTGCTTTCAGATACTCTAGCGGACTTTGATCGTGCACTTGAAGACGAAGTCGAAGCTCCAAAAGACAATAATTGGACACCACTTCTTGCTCCTCGTAGAAAATACATTTACGATACAATTGTCGATTACAAAACCCTTGCTAAAGATCGTGAAGACAATAAGATTCTAAAGGGTATTGGTGATCTAACCGAACAACAAATTGTTAACTACAAAGAATTTAAGAAAGTTACTAACAAGAAAGTTGGCACTTTGGTTCGTGAGTTCGAGCAAAGAAAAGCTGCTTATCAATACTCAAGAGCTACTCAAGCTCGGACAGGTAAGCTTGATGTCAATAAGCTTCACGCTTACAAAATGACAGAAGAGATTTTCCTCAGTCAAACAAAATTGGCTAATGCTAAATCACACGGAATGATTTTCTTGCTCGACTATTCTGGTTCGATGTCTAGTGTGTTGGGTGATGTTCTTGCTCAGACTTTAAATCTAGTTACCTTCTGCAAAAAAGTTGGTGTTCCTTTCGTAGTGTATTCTTTCACTTCACGGTATGCTATGAGAGATGGTCACAAGAGCAAAATGGAGCCAACAATTAATGAAGTCGATTTAAGAGATGTCCTGCTTGTTGAGCAAATTTCAAGTGATCTTTCAAGAGCAGATTACGAGACAGCTTTCCGCGACCTATGGTTAAAGACTGAAAGATACTCACATAGACTTTCAGATTACGATGAGCTCGGAGGTACTCCACTCAACAACGTATTGACTATGATGCCTACTGTCATTAATGACTTTATCACAAAGCATAAAGTTCAAAAACTAAATTTTGTAACTCTTACAGATGGTGATTCTCACGGTCTTCAAACAAACCATGAGTGGGGCGAGCAGAGCGGTAAGTATCAAGTTAAGCTTGATGGCAAACACCACTCAATCGGATACAACTGCACTGACGATCTTATGGGAATTATTCAAGACATGACAAATGTTACAACAGTTGGATTCTTCCTACCAAACTCAAAAAACGAAGTAAAGCGTGTTATTGAAAGACGCACCAGATATAACGGATATAGCGTCGGGTATCGCAAAGAGGTCACCAAGCTTCGTAACGAACATAAGAAAGTAGGCT